ATGGCGAGTATTGTCGCGCGCCCGAGAAAGTCGGGCACAGTATATCAGGCCAAGATACGCATCAAGCGAGACGGGAAGATTGTCTGGCAGGAGTCCGAGACCTTCAGCAAGCGGGCCCTGGCGAAGGAATGGGCTGCCCGACGCGAAGTCGAGCTGCGCGCGCCTGGCGTGCTTGAACGTCTGACCCACGTGGGGCTGACCATCCGGACGGTGCTGGAGTGGTACCTCGAGGACTTCGACGGCGCGACCCAGTTTGGCCGCACGAAGCTGTCGCATATCAACTTTCTGATGGGGCAGCCGATTGCCGACCTCGATGCGATCGCGCTGACCTCTCGCCAGGTCCTGGCCCATCTGCGGGAGAGGCGGCAGACTGCATCCGCGGCGACGGTGAACAACGACGTGATCTGGCTGAGCAATGCCTTCCGGTCGGCCCGGGTGGACCGTGGAGCGCCTGTGAATTCTCAGGCCCTGGACGACGCGGCATACCTGGCGCGGAAGGAGAGATTGATCGGCAAATCCAAGGAGCGCAACCGCCGGCCGACCATGGACGAACTCGAGCGCCTTGTGCGCTACTTCCAAGCGCAGCGTCGGAACAAAATTCCGATGGTCGATATTATCGGCTTCGCGATTTTTTCCACCCGGCGCCAGGAGGAAATTTGCGAGATTCGGCGCAGCGATATGACCAATGGTGGCGTGTGGGTGCGGGATATGAAGCACCCGACTGAGAAGAAGGATACCTTCGTCTTTCTGCCTGAGCGCGCCCAGGCGATCGCTGACCGACAGCCGGCCGGCGACGTGGTGTTTCCCTACAATTCGAAGAGCGTGTCGGCGGCGTTCACCAAGGCATGCAGGTACCTTGGCATCGAGGACCTGAGATTCCACGACTTGCGCCATGAAGGGATCAGCTACCAGTTCGAACTCGGCAAACAGATCCCCGAAGTGGCCATGATATCCGGCCACCGGTCCTGGGCGAGCCTCAAGCGGTATGCCCACATTCGGGAAATGGAGGATCGGTATGCGAACTGTGAGCTGTTCAGCCATTGCAGCTAGCACCTGTCGTTCGTGGCGCATGCTTGGGATCACGGTGCTGGGCTGCTTGAATGCGACGCCAATCCGTCCTCGCTTGCTCCTTAACTTGATCAAGGTACTTCGCAAGGTCTGTTGCCGCGACCAGCCATGGTGATTTCTGAGAGCCGGCACGATAGGCAGGCACTGGAAGTGTTTGCTTGCGAGCGCGTGTGCTTGCCTCGGCCGCGGACAAGCCCAGGTACTTGGGTGCCACTTGATCGAGCGGTATCTCGCCGGTTTCAAATTCCGCCATGAGAAGCCACAGGGTATTCATATCGATTGCGGACCCCCCAAGATTGCGGCCTTTGCGGCGTTAGCGGCGGAATTTTCGATAGAGTCTGCCTGGTCTATCCGATGCAGAGGCGGCGGCACGATGTCATTGAATGCCATCCGCGCCGCCTGGGTGATTGCTGCCCAACGGAGTATCCGGTTCGGGTGCGTATGTCCGCCTTCCTCCTGCCAGAGGGCTTCCTGCATGTACTCTCTGGCGACGAATGGATGCGTGCGATCTTTGCAGTGAATGCTGCACTCGATCCACTCATGCACCAGTCCGCCACCGAGGATTGCGATCCGGGTCTTGCTGTAGCGGATATTCATGCCGCAGAAAGCATCCTGCTCATTGAGCTTCTGCAAAATCATATCGATTTGGCGTGGCTGCGCGGTCGGCTCTGGCGAGTCCAAGCTGGTGGTTTCGTGCTGATCAGCCATTTGAGGCCTCCGTATCTCGAAAGCGCAGCACAACCTGTGCGAACTGTATTTCGGTCGCCACTTCCAGGGCTTCCTCCAGGGCGTCGAACAGCGGCTGCGCATCTTTCACGTCCGTGACGTTATCTCGAACCAGCATTGCCGCGGCCAAGATAACTGCACCCATCACCTGTTCTGGGGGCAGATCGAGACCGTCGCCCAGTTCGGCAAGCTCCGCGACGTAACTACGGATTCGAGGCTGTAGCAGGGTGAGATTGCTCATCATTGCATCTTCCTGGCCCAGCTCGGTGGGCACAGCACGGCCGGGCCGCGACCTGTGCGCGGGGGCCAATCGCCGGTCGACAATCCAGTCGCAATAACATCCAGGCCGCGGCGGTTCTCGTGCCGCCCGAGGTTGATAAACGCTTGGTCAAGCACAAAAAGTTCTGCGACGTAGGGCGGGTCCTTCTCCTGCGCAATGAAGATGAAAGGCTTCTCGCCTGGCTCGTCCGCGTGAAGCGCTGCTTCTCCGTCAAGGTAGTGTGCCGCCGATTGGTGGTAGCCGTACTTCATAATCTCGCGCACGAAACCGGCAGGAGAAGAGTCAATTGTGGTTTTGTAGTCCACCAAGTACCTGGGCGTGCGATAGTCGGGTCGATATTTCAGCAGCAGGCCAGTGCGCGCATCCGTCCAGAAGCCAGATACTTCGGATTCCCCGCCTTTCAGAGCTTCGGCAATCCATGGATGCTCGCGGGCCGCGTCAGCCATCCGTTCGGCTAGGTCACGCCGCTTCTGGTCAATCACCAGTTTCCCGGCGGCTTTGGCTTCTTGAACCTTCCCAGCAAGTTTCTGCGTTTTGCCCCAGTCTCCCAGTGCAACACCTTTGGGCAAGGTGAAGTACTCCGAGTCGAACAGGTCAGGCTCCAAGATCACCTTGTGCACCAATGAACCAAAGGCCATCGATTCGGTCTCGGTTCGTTCGGGTCGATCCGGGTTGATGTAGGCGTGCCAGAACCGCTGCGGCGAAGTGCTCGCCAGCTTGATTTGCGATGATGACCACCCTTCCCAAGCGTGGTAATCGGCATTGCTGATTTGCTTAAAACCGGTGATTAATTCGGTCTGGGCCATGGCACGTTCCCCCTAACGTGCCCAGATAGTAGAACTATAGGTTATGCACTGTCAACAATTATGAGTTATACTCGAATCTGAGCCGTGTGATTTTTGTCAAGCTTTTTGTGCTGCGCTACAGGGTGTGATTGACAGCCCAGTTGTTGCGGGATTTTAATACATTGCCAAGGCAGGAAAGGAATGGCTGTTTCGTATGCTAATTAATGACGATAACAGGCCGGATACGGGTCGGGTTTTGTTGAGGCGGGTGATCGAAACGAAAGACCGCACGCGCATTGAGAGGGTCTTCGAAATGCTGGTGGTTGCTCTTAACGCCCCGGCTCGCGTTTTGCGACCATCGCGCGCATCTGAGTCTCAAGAGCCGCCTGTACATCGGGGGACAGGCGGTCCCACAGAGTAAGCAAGGGGTGCTGGGCGCCTTCGGGGGCTTGTGCCGCCGCATCAGATGCTAGGCGGGGTCCGCGGCCGGTCATCAGGTATTCAAAGCCCAGTCCGTAGCGATCTGCGATTTCCAGGCAGCGGGCGAGCTCTGGCAGCGTAATGCCGTCGAGCCACTTTTTCGCTGCCTGGTAGCTAACGCCAAAGTCTCTGCCCACGGCTGTGTAGCGCCCGCGTTTCTCGGCCGAGGGATAATTGAGTTCGTCCAGCCTGGCGTGCAGCCTGCTCGCAAACGCCATCATGGCGATTTCTTTTTGCGTATGTCTAGACACGGATGCACTATCCCTGATAACTCCTGAATTGTCAGTTGCTTTACAAACATAACCTAGGGTTCTAGTATAGCCCACAAAATTAGTAAGCAAAGGGGCTATTTCACGTGCTGACCGAGGCGATCAAAGTACTTGGACTTCAATCCGTTGCACAGGCCTGTGGTGTGACTTACCAGGCCGTGCGCAAGTGGGAGGATCGTGGATTTCCTCGGACAGAGTGGACTGGCGAAACGGAGCACGCCAAGCGAATCGAAGCGCTCAGTCGTGCTCGTCACGCCGAGGACCCCGGTATTCCGGTATTTGAGGCTCCTGACCTCATGCAGCACGCCAGGTCCTTGGACGCAGTAGCAAATTAGATCACGGGGAGGGGTTGCTGTGCATGGGGCTCGCGCACGATCTGTCGTCCATCGGCTAGAGGGGGGGGCCGCGCAATGAAATGGTACAAGCACTACGCTGACGCACACGATAACAATTCCCTGACGAAGGTGAGGATGCGCTATGGCGCCGACGGCTATGCCATTTACTGGTATTGCCTGGAACTCATTGCCGGGGATCTGGGCACCACCGAAGAGATCAACTTTGAACTGGCGCACGATGCCGAAGTGATCGGGTTCAATCTCAAAGTTGATAGTAGTCGTGTCGAAGAGATTATGCGATACATCGTGAATTTAGGGCTGTTCGAGAACAACGAGGGCACCATTTCCTGTATCAAACTCGCCAAATATCTGGACAAAAAGACCACGCGAAATAAGCGTATACACCAGATAATTGACGCGGCCAATGCGCTTCAAGGTGATGGGGGCGACTGTCCGCGACTGTCGGGGACAGTCCCGGACAACTCCGGACGGTCCCCCGACAGCGGGAGTTATCCACAGGGGCGCCCACCTGTCCGCGACAAAGAGTCAATTGTCGCGGACAAATCGCAGTATGTCCCCGACGGTCCCCCGACTGTCCGGACATGTCCGGATTTGTCGCCGCTAGATACAGATACAGATACAGATACAGATACTCTCCCTGATCCTGTCGGATCAGGGAGAGAGAGAGCACCCGCTCCCGTGAAATATCCGCTACCTCTGGATTTCACCGTTTCCGATTCAATGCGGCAATGGGCAGCCGATCGAGGCATCAACGAGGTCGAAATTCAAATGGAAACGGAAAAATTTATGGACCACCACCGCGCCAAGGGAGAGCCGTGTGCGGACTGGGAGTCGCAGTGGCGCATGTGGATGCACCGATTTATCGAACGCTGAAAGGAGTGATCAGTGAGCAAAACGACGGTTGAAGGCGCTTTGCGCAGGATCGAAGTAGCCCCCGAGCACAGCCCTGTTGCGGTATTTCTCCACCCGCAGGAGGGGTATCTGGAGACCATGTTCGCGGACTCCATGCACACCCAGAACCTCATTGAGCAGGCCGGGGATGACCTCGTCGGTGAATATACATCCCGCGACTTTCGCTTCACCGAAGAGCAGTTGGTTGACACTCTCCGGGGTGCCGCAATGCGAGCGCCGGCGGCGGACAGCGTGTTGTATCTCGGCATCAAGCGCCGGGCCAGACGTGAATCCCGGGCAGCACAGGCGCAAGCCCGATGAGCGCAGGCGGCAAGAGAGGCGACGACCAGGCCGGGTCCGCGCTCCGTTACAGCGATGGCAAGCCGCGCTTTGATCTGATCCCGGTGCGAGTGTGGTTGCATCGGTGGGGTGCTGCGTTCAAAGAGCAGAACCTCGGCATACTTCACGGCATGATGATTGACCTGCGTGACTTTCAAGAGGGGGATAATCAGGCGCTGCGAAATAGTCTGGTGAACATGCAGCCGTCGGATTGGATGTCGACAGTGGCAGTCCTCGAGTACGGTGCGACGAAGTACGACGCCTGGAATTGGGCCAAAGGCATGGCATGGTCGAAGTGCATCGGCAGTGCGCTGCGCCACGCATACAACCTGCTCGACGGTCGCTCGACGGACAGTGAGTCCGGGCTATCGAACATTGGGCATATCGGTGCGAACTTTGTGTTTCTCGACTGGTATGCAGAGTACTGGCGCCCTGGCGATGATCGACCGCCAATTGCTCAGGCAGAAGGCTGCAAGCCCACCTTCTCTGTGAAAGATGCACTCCTACCCGTGATGGCGATGCCGAGGTTTGATGCATACTCACAGCGAGTTGCGAGCGATGAGTGAGAAGTTTGCTGGGGCCATCGGGGCGGCCACCCAGGACAAGATTTTCAAAGACGGTACGATCCGGTTGAAAATCGACATTGAGCCCGCCTATGCCGAAATGGTGACTCTGGGGTTGCGCTGTCGGCCCGACGTGCCTGTGATTGTCGCGTTTCTGTCGGATGACGAGGCGAGAGAGGCGGCGCAGGAGCGAACCATCGCACAGGCCGAGCCAGATCCCGCAGCGGATTATGGGCAACAAGCGCGAGGGTTGAAGTTGTCGGCGTTCTTCAAGCGCAAGGATGTCTGGATGTCGGTCGGTACAGACGAGGAATTTCTTGCCTGGCTTCGAGATCAACCTTGTGCGCTGGCCAAGGAGCCCCACGCTTCCCTGCAAGCAGCTGGACAGTGTGCCGGCGACGTGGTCGCGGCCCACTATCGATCTGTTGCCGCTGGTGCGGGCATAGGGATCAAGCCACCCTACAGCGCAATTCCACTTTGCGACCGGCATCATCAGCTGCAGCACCAACAGGGCTACTCGGCGCTCCGACCGAAGGAGTGGTGGCCGCGCCAGGTGGTTCGCTACGTGAGTGATTGGGCCTGGGAAAAACTCAAGACCGACTTGGGCTATGAGTCCTGGCGCGAGGTTCCTCCTTCTGTGCTCCAGGCCTGGGCCCGGACTGCCGGTGTAGAGCGCTGCCTACCCTACGAATATCGACCTGATTAGGAGTCGCGGAATGCAGCAGCTGCCAGGGGAATCCTACTGATGGCGGTCGACACGCCCTATGCGTCCTTGGATCATGCGTTACGTCGCGCCTACAGTGACCCTCGCGTGAACTATGGAAAGACGCTCAGCGACGCTGCGGGGGCAGGCCAGATGACGCTGTTAGATCAAATCGCTCAGGATGGATTGGTCCGCCAGGTCCTCGATACAAACCTGAACCCCGGGCAGCGGCTCATCCTGTATTTGGTGTACGACACGACTCGCCAGAAATACAACGCCATGGTGGCCCTGGATGCGTATACGGAACTGTTCAGCGAGCGCGCTGATCGCTACTTTGTGCTGGAGTCGATTGCGCGGTGGAGCTACCGACAGTGGCCTGAGCGAGACCCGTTGCTGCCTCGTAAGTACTTGCGCAGCATAGATTATTGGTGCGAGCGGTTCCACGTGAAACGCTGGCGGCTTTACGAGCAGCGCCGCGAAATCGCAGCCCAGCTGGATGATATGTTCGCGGCGGCGCAGGCATCAGCTTCCACGGTCCTTGGGGAAAAGGCGCTGATCCCGGGCGACGGCAAATGTTCATAGTTGCGCAATTCCAAACTCGCCCGTAGCATTTCAGGCAGGGTGGTCGTAGTACCCCCTGTGTCGTGTGTATGGCGCGCGTGTCCCCTGCATGACGTGCCAGCAATAATAATCACCCTGTCCCCTACAATTCCCCCGGGCTTACCACCCGGGGGTTTTTATTGGTGCCCCAATGATATTCAACAAAGCACGTGGCTTCGCGCTTGGGATGGCCGAGGGCAATATCGTAGTCTCGCCGCCTCCTGGCACAGCACAATTGGAGTACCGGTTTACTACCGCGGCCGATGTGCTGTGGAATTCCCAGCTCACGCCTGGCTTCGGGGCTGCGTTGGTCGCGGACACCTTTCCGGACAAGTCAGCTTCCGTAGCCGACTCTGGGTGGAATCTCGGCGGAACCAACCAATTCGATGTCGTGCTCAACGACAAGACGGTGGTTGCCACCGGTGGCCAGGTCATCTTCCAGTATGTGTGGCTTGTAGAGCAGGGGGCGCCTCAGAAGCGCCTATTGGGTTTCTGGGACTTCGGTGAACCGCAGACGGTCCTTGATGGACAATCAATGCTCTTGGATTTACAAGATGAGAACAATGTTGCGTTTTCTCTCAACTAGCCTGCTGCTGCTGGCCGCGGTTGCGGCGCATGGCATGCCTCTCGGTGGGGGGCAGACGGCGCACGCAGAGGCCAACATCGCATCGTTCGACCCAACGACCTATCCCATCACGCGCGTCGGCCTGACTCTGCAGTTCGATGAGTCTGATCCGATGGATGTGGGGGAGCAGATACTGCTGCGGGTATACAACGGCGCAGGTGTTGAGGTCGCTACCGCGCAATGCACCAATGACTTTGCGCAACCGATCTATACGGCGTCCTGTCTCTCTGCGATCCTGAGCGCGGCTGTGCCGGATTCGACCTTCGATGTTGCACTTGAGTCCCTGGCGGGCACGATGGAGATCGATTCCGCCGCGCTGGTCGTTCACAGCGCGCCAGGCGTGAATCGCAAGCGCGAGTCAGCAACCCTCACGCTGGAATCGGGTTCGCCGGGTGCACTCGACCCGATCGATTGGAGCCCCGGGGTCATCTTTGATCTTGGCGGCTTCGACGTGTATCAGGGCTATTTCCCCGACACTGGCCCATACGTGCCGTCCGGTGTCACCGTCGCATCATCCAGCTACCCGACCACGCTCAGTGCAGTACATCCCAGCGGCGTTGATCAGCCAGCGAACGAGAACCCCGCCCGTTACCCCATTGCCTACAACCTGAATGAAGGCGCGCAATCCAACAGTCAGCGCCTGGTCATGGTGTTGCATGGTGATGGCGCAGGCGAAGAGGCCTGCCATGGCTATGGCGTGAATGTGGCAGACGAGATGAGGGTACGACTGTGCAACTCGGAATATCCGAGTCGTGATAGCGTGGACTATCAATCGCAAGGGCTCGGGGGAACCGCTGGGTGGTGGACCTACTGGGGCGGTACCCCGTCCTGTCCGCAGTGTTCATCCAACGCCGCGGGCCAGAGAATTGCCCAGGCCATCGTCGAACTACAGGCAGATCACGCTGGCATACTGGATGTGGCCGCAGGTGTCATGCTGACGGGGAGCGACTACGGCGGTATCGGGTCGATCAATCAGTCCATGGTGCTACCGCGCGTGCGGGATCAGGTCGCGATTGTTTATTCCACCGCGTCGTGGACGAATCTCGTAGAGCATCCCAGTGGATACGATGCTAGTACCGAGATACAAACTGCCTGGGGCAGCAATGACCCTGACTCGGTAAACTTCAACGTGCAGGCCGCCACCGGCGCGCTCGATCACATTTTCTATCGGGTCCACGGCTCAACGCAGGACAATGAGACGCCGCTCTCACAGAGTTTTTTCACAGCCTGTAACGACTACAAAATCGCTTGCCTTGGCACGTGGCATGCGGCGGTACCGCATGGCGGCGACCCTGGCCACCAGGGAGGGGAGGACGGGATCGATCTGCCCAGCATTCTGTTCCCTGACGCGAATATGGATGTTCGCCTCGACCAGCCATTAATCGTTTATACGAACTCGACCGGGAACCAATTCGGGCTTCGAGGACATTACAACCTGGGGCTCAGCTGGGATAGCGCAGGTATCGTTGCCGATACGGACAGCCTTACCGTACCGCTGAAATACACCCACGCCACTGGCCTCTCCAGCGATCCGGAGAAAGCCTTGCCAGATCAGCCGACCGATATCACAGTGAGTGTGACGATACGGCGCAGCAACACGTTTATCATCCAACCCAGCCAGAGCGTTGAATGGTCCTATGGTGGTCAGGGAGGCATTGTAACCGCGAATAACCAGGGCGAGGTGACTATTGACGGCCTGGCGATGAGTAGCAGTAGTGCCTACTCCGATCTCGTTCTATCACGGCCTGAATCTCAAGCAGGAATCATCTATACGCGATCGCTGATTGCATCCAATCCGGTGCCACAAAATGGCTGGGATGATGCCTCCGCGGCGCAGAAAGTTACGGATGTAAAATCGATTCACGGTGATTTTACAGAGGCCGATATCGTCTATGACGATTTGAACGGTAACGTCTATGTCGTTTTCAATTGCACGGGCGATCCGATGCTCGACTGTGTCGCCCAGGAGCCGCGCGTCAGCCCGGACGGAACGAAGGCGCTTTTCACGGTCGGGATTGCAGATCAGATGGGCGGGTTCGGGCAGACAGAGTTCATCCAGACACTCAAGACATCACAACTCTACCTGTACGACATTACCAACCCATCTGCACCGCCAGTACCGGTAGACACTTTGCCTGGACCAGACGCCATGGCCAGGATGCCGGATTGGATCAACAATGAAACATTCGTGTTTATGGCAACGTATGCACAGAAACATCCGATCAAAGGCACATCGGAAATGTACACGTTCCCCGATCAGTTTGGACACACACACTATGGGGCCGATCGCTGGGGTATTTCCCAAGAATACTACACCGGCAACGTAGACCCATACGGTATCAGCGCCAAAGGTGGGGCGCATTCCCTGCAGCTCTACAAGATGAACATTGATGGTACCGGAGAGTGCGGAGCCAGCTATCTCAATCCAGGCACTGGCAACCAGCCGTGTCTGCTTACGCCCCATGAGTACATGGCCCTTCGCCCAACGGTGTTAACGACGGGCGATATAGTGTATTCGTCACTGCAATCGCATTCCGATAAGGCGCGGGACTCTGCATCACCAGGGCATGGTACGAGGATGAACAAGTGGTGGATCGCCCGGACGGACCAGTGGGGTGGGGACGCGACGATACTTGTGAATGCGCACTCCAAAACGCCGGTCATCGAAACCAAGTCACTGCTGAATCCGGTACTGTATAGCGGTGGCGAGGGGTCGGATCAGTTTCGCGCATTGCGGGCCATCGGTGAGGATGACCAAGGCAGGCTGTACGTTACCAACTACTATCGCGGCAATCACAGGGGCTTGGGTATCATCTTCCGTTTCTCGATCACGGACCCGCACGTGGAAGGATGCAGCATTCTCGACAATATCCCTGCGGCAGTGTTCAGTAGTTCCACTCCCGGCAGTGGCGGCTATATGCCGTGTGATATCGAGTCGTTCACGCCTGCAGGTAATTCTCAGGATGGAGAACCGCGGCGATTCGACAACCCGTTCACGCCAGAAGACGACAATATCGTGGTCGGAAAGGCAGGTTACTTCGCGGCGGGGCCCAATGGACAGAAAATTATTACCTGGGGGCGAGGTCACTGCTTTTCGCCGTATGCGTACGAGGGTTCTCCCTATATGAGGCATTCTTGGTCGAACCTAGATACGACCTGTGACAGTGGTATTTACGAAGTTGGTGTTGACCAGCTGCTGAATCCTTTCGATGGCGTCAATGAACTCATCCCGATCGTGGATTCGCCTGATTATCACGAGTGGGATGCGGTATCGGTAGCCACGTATCAGGATCGATACGGGCAGCCCATGCCCACTCAGCAGCCCAACCCGCACACGAATCCTGGCGGTGCTTGTTATCTCGAGGTCGCGGATGCCACGGAAGCTGAGTTGGCGTCTCGCTACGGATATGTCTACGACTTCCTCACGAAACGCTGGTCGAACTGTGGTGTACAGGGCTGCGCGGTCAAGTCGGAAGATCCGGCATTCCACGCCAACACCATCGCTGGGTTCAAGATTCTCAAAGCTGACCTCTGGGATACCTACTACCCCAGCACCTTATTCAAGGGCACGATGAATGCGTTTGGCTTCAAAAAGGTCACGGACCTGGGCACGCAGCCCCTCGAGGCAGATGGATCAGTGAAGGTGCGCGTGCCTTGCGATACGCCCTTGCTCATGGCGGGTGTAGATTCGGATGATCTGGCTATCGCCTATGACCACATGCTGCAGTCCTTGAGGCCTGGCGAGACGCGGACCTGCCATGGGTGCCATGCGCGGCACGGCCAAGAGGCGTGGGAGGCTGGAGGTAGTATTACTGCCGCAGCACACTTTGACGGCAAGGATGCAGAGGGTACTACGCCGCCTCTTCTGGCTGGTACTGAATCGCTGGATTTTGCTACGGATATCGCCCCGATACTGGATACGCGCTGCAAGTCCTGTCACGCAGAAATGAATGCGTCCGATCCCCACCTGTATGCAAAAGTCGCCCAGGACTTCCAGCAAAGAGGCTTCAATTTCCTTGAGCGCACATATCAAGGTGCTCGAACCGGGACTGGTGTCAAGCACATAAGGATCAAGTCCGGGGGCACTGGCTACGCACCTGGGGAAGCGATATCAGTTGCCGGAGGCAATGGTGCCGCTACGGGGTTTGTCGCGTCAGTTGACGGCTCCGGTGCGATCACAGCGATCACTATGAATGGTGCCGAAGGCTATGGCTACGACAATGGTGCTGTCGCGACCGTGACGACGGCGGGGGGCTCCGGCGCCGAGTTGATTGCGCAAACCGAAGTCGTCTTTCTTGTGCGGCCGCAGATGTCGAAACTGGTAGCAAGATTTGGCCGCGAATCACTGTTGTACTGGGCTTGTATGGGATCGCGGCAGGATGGGCGGACCAACGAGCAGTATGCGACCGATATCGATTTTGATGTGCCCTCGCATCCGGATGCTGGTGATCCTGGCTATGCCACGGTGGCAGAGTGTCGGAAAATCGCCCGCTGGATTGACCAGGGTGCGCATGGGTATGTGGCTCCGAATCTATGACGGAGTTCGTCAATACACTCAAGCCGTCAGGAGGTCACTACTCAGTCATACAGGACTGGATCGATGATCTTGCCACGACCGTGGGCTCGCCGGATTGGTCAGCCCATCCCGTTGTCATACTCAATTTTGCGAACTATGGCGACAGTCATGGAACCGGCAAGACCAAGCCGACCGTGGGAAGCGTCTGGATAGGTCAAACGTCTGGAGCGGTCGCGGTGGTGCTCACTGAGTCGCAGGACTCCAGTTGCCTGGCGATTCGCACCAGTGGTGCGGCCTTCGTATCTGGTGAGCCGTGCGTTCAGTATGGCGTCAACGATACCCTCGATTTGGTTGGTTCGCCCGCTGCTTGCTCAGGCGCGGTGCTGGAGTGTTACGACGGCGACTATGGTGGGGTCAACGGCGCATACACCCAGTCGACACTAATCCCCGACGAGATTGGCAATGCCAACACCCAGATCGTGATACGGGCCGCGGCCGGACAAGATCATGCCGGCGAACTCGATGCCGGTTTCAAAATTCGGTCAGTGAACGAGTGCTTTCACGTTGAAGGTAAGTACGTCACGTTGGACCGGCTGCAGCTGAAGGTAACGGGTGGCGGGCAATACGCGGTCGAGCTCTATGCGCCGCAGTCGGTTGTGCTTTCGCGGCTACTCGGTCAATGCCAGACCGACTGCGGGTTCATCGTCATGTACGGCTCGCTCAACCAGGCAGAGGACGATGTCATCATTGATCGTTGCGTCGGTTATGATTCACCGACCTGGCCAGTGTTTAACCTGGGGCGAGGCGTGACGATGCGCAACTGCGGTGCCTATGGTAGCGCGACCGGTATATCGTTCATCAATAACTGCCGCATTGAGAATTGTGTCGCTTTTGGCAACGGCACAGATTTCGCTTTCTCAGCTGCGAACGCAGGGAGCGGCCACAACGCCAGTGGGGATATGACGGCACCCGGGTCGGCCAGCCAAACTGGCTTGGACAATGCGGATTTCGTCGACTACCCGGGTGACAATTTCCGGCCCGCGTTGACGCAGCAGCTGGCCGGGAACGGCGCTGACCTGTCTGCGCACTTCACTGCGGATATTGCGGGCCAGGACTATGTCAACTGGGATATTGGACCCTACGTCAATGCGTCTGGCACTTCGAGCCTGAGCTTCGATGGTCCGAATATCCCCGACCAACAGGCCACAGGCCACGATCCCTACAGTTTTTCGGTTGCGGGCAGGTGGTCCAGCGATGATGAACCACTGACGTACAGTGAGTCACCCGCCGGCGCTGCATGGCCGTCCTGGCTGAGTATCGATGCGAATTCAGGCATCCTCACCGGTATGGTCTCGGATAACGCGCAGATCGGCACAACAGCTGGCCTGATCGTTCGTGTGACAGATAATTTGGGGGCGGAGGCCGATTCCAACGCCTTCTCCATGGAAGCGGTGAAGCCCGCGCCGGCCAGTTTTAACCCATCGTTGCCGGCGGATGTGCAGGTCGGGCTTGGTGCGATGGTGAGTTTGGCCTATCAGATGAACGCACCCGCGCCGCCACTTGCAGCCGTATGGCAGGTTGATGTGGACGGTCTCGGCTCCTGGGAGACCGTCGATCCTGCTACCTCGGACAACCCGTATGAATTCACCAGCGTAGCAGGCGACGATGGTGACAAGTACCGCTTCCTCTACTGGGATGTGTACCAGCAGATCGTCACGACCCGAGAAGCGACCATTACGGTCATAGCCGCAGCACCGGTGATTAATGCAAGTTCGCCGGCAGATCAAGCGGTGCTGCAAGGCAACAATGCAGTGTTTGCGGTTATCGTGGATGACGGCACCCCACCATACAATTTCCAGTGGTATGAGGTCGGCGTAGGGGTGATGCCAGGCGAGACGGGCGACTCGTTAACGATCGCTGGTGTAGCGTACCCTGGCGACGATGAGCGGCAGTTCTACTGCGAAGTGACAGATCAGTTCCTGAATATGTCGCAGTCTCGAACTGCGACGCTCGTTGTGCCATCAACTCCGGTCGATGCCGATCCAAGCAAGCCCGCTGACGCGGCCACCATACCTGGCCAGGCGGTCGTCTTTGAGTCGGATATCACCAATGCAGACGGCGGCTTGATGTACCTCTGGGAGTACAACGACGGCGTGTCGGGTTGGCTGCCGATGGCAGGCGAGGACCAGGCTACTCTCACCTATACGCCGTCCGCACCATCAGAGCATGGCTGGCAGTTCCGGTGCCTCTACGGTGATGGGTACGAGCAGACAGGGTATACCCGCGAGGCCACACTCGATGTTGCGGTCTACGCGGAGCTTGAGCGTGGTGTGCTCACCATCAATGGCGATTACGACCTGTACCTGTACGTGTTGGGTAGCCCGCCGGCACCATCTAACATTGTGGCCGACAGTACTGCCCAGGTGCAGGAAGCCGAACAACCAGCGCTCGCCCAGGACTATCAAGTGGTTGTCCTCGGCGCTGAGCAGACCCAGGCTCAGGACGCGGTACTGCTCTCTCTGGAGCATGTTTATCCTGATGACAGTGCTCAGCAGCAGACGATGTCAGAGCCTGACGTGTGGATTGAGCTCATCACGCCGGAGCATTCCGAGCAGGAGCAGTCACTGGACCCTGGGGGCGTCATTCCATCGTATGTGCCTCTGGTCGTGGTCGACAGTGCCGAGCAATCGCAGTCGCTCGAGCAGGCGGTATTCACCCAGAACTATGTACTTTCCGTGGATGATACTGAGCAGGCGCAACTGCTCAGTACCGCCACGCTTACCGTGGCCCAGGCGGTCGCGATTCATAACACCGTCCAGCGCCAATTTGCGGATCAGGCTGGCTTTGCGTTCGTCGTGGGGCTCAAGTTGGAGGGAGAAATCATCACCTACGCCGCTCTGGGCGGTGAGATCGTTACCTACTAGGAGGAACGACCAATGGGAAAGGCAGTACCTCAAGTTCACATGGATGCATACCTGTCCAGCCTGGAGGGCAGCAGAATACACTTCTGCTCCGCCGAGCCCGCGGATTACGCGGACATTGCCAACTACGAGTTGGCGGCTCAAGACGTGGTGGGTGCGCACGCCAAAGCCAATGGCGACATCGATGGCCGCAAAACCACCTGCCCCGCGCAGACGGCCGTGCCTATTACGACCTCGGGAGTCGCGAGTCACGTTGTCTTGTCCGACGGCGTGGGCGGGATCGCCAGGATTACGACCTGTTCGCCGCAGGCGCTCACTGCCGGTGGCACGCTCAACAGCAATTCGTTCGCGCACACGCTGCGCGCTGTGACCTGAGCAACCGACAGACTACTCAACCACACAGAAGGAGTGATCCATGACAGCAGTACGTCGCGTTGAAATTACCGAGCCTGGCGGAGTCAAACTGGGTGCCAGGCATTATCAGGGCCCCACAACTGATCCCGACACGGGAGAGACCATTCCGGGCGATATCGCGACCATGCCCAAGCAGGACGCCGATCTTGTGATCGGCCAGGGATGGGGTCGCGACCCGATCACCGGTGAACAGGGTGAGCGGGTAGAGGGTGCGGTGGCGCTGGAGGTTGATGACTCCGAAAGCGCAGCATCCGCCGCGGACGCCTGAGCATGCTGAAACTGTACGTCGGCGAAACGGGCACCGTAGTAGCCATGGTGCGGTTTCGCGGCGTGCTGTCGGGACTGTCCATAACGGGCGGTACCTGTACGCTCAAGCACATCAAGACGTTAGCCGGGGCGACTGTCGTTGGCACGGAAGGTGTTGATATGCCGGAAGTGGAGCCTGGCCACCATCGTGTTGTGTTGCCCAATGCCGTTGGAGAGAACATCGTGGAGGGTTCCTTCTACGAGATCACAGTTCACGGGGAAATTTCCGGCATTGGGCGCGATTTTCACGCGGTGGCGTTGGCAGAGAAGGGGTAGCTGTGAACCTGGCGGACAATCGTTGGGATCACGACTTCCGCCTGGCCTCGGTGCAGTATCTGCCTGATCTGGACTGGCGATGGCTCAAGGCGCAGTGCTATCAGGAATCGCGCTACAACAATCGAGCGGTGTCGCCGGCCGGAGCACAGGGCCTCATGCAGATTATGCCCGCAACCTGGCGCATGCTGGTGGAGCGCGAGAAGATACCGCCGACCGCCGATCCTTTCTGCGGGCGCGACAGTATCCATGCCGGCGCGATCTATCTGGCGATGTGCCGCAAAACATGGTGGTGGCAACGGCCAGAGATTGATCGCCTCGCGCTTGCATTGGCCAGCTACAACGCGGGCTCCGGGCATCTACTCACCGCGCAGCGCAATCAAGGCGACCCGAGCGACTACGCCGGCATCATTGCGGGTCTCCCTGCCGTCACCGGCGATCACTCCAAGGAGACGATCGCATACGTGCGTAGGATATTTACCTATTTCCGCCAGCTGGTGGTGGGCAGTTAGGAGCGCAGCATGACGAACCTACAGAAGTTCATGGAGGAGCGTTTCTGGACGCGCAAATTCCTGCTGGCGGCTTTCGTACAGGTGACAGTGACGCTGTTGATGTCGGTGAGCAAAATCGACGGCAGTGTGTACCAGGCGATCACAATCACAGTGATGGGTTCTTTCGCTCTCGCCAATCCAGCTGAGCACTGGGTACAGATGCGAAGGCTCGAGATCGAGGCCGAGAAGGAGGCGCGCAATGCTCAGCATGCTCCCAGCACCAGTTAAGGCCTGGGCCAGCCAGTACGCGATCTGGCTAAAGGTAGCTGCGGCATTGTGCGTCGTGGTGGGCGGTGCTGCGGCAGGCTGGCAAGCCAGGTCCGTACTGGCGGATAGGGAACTGGCCAACAAGGATTTAATACTCGCAACGCTGCGCGCCAGCGCAAGTAAGGCCTATGCCGAGAGCCTGTCGGGAGCCCGCGAATTGGAGAAGCAGCGCGAGATCAATGCGCAGTTGCTGGATCGCAATCGTGTGCAGCGCGAGCAGGCCCTGCGCTTGCACAGCGTAGCACTATCCCAAGAGGTACTGTCCTATGCGCAAGCTGATACTGGTCGCGGTTGTGGCCTTGATCCTCGAGGCGTGCAGCTCCACGACCAAGCCGCTGCCGGTCCCTCCGGAGTGCCCGAGGCCTCCGGTGGCGCCAGCCGATCTGATGGCCCCGCCGCCAGGGCTCCGGCGGCTCGGATAGTCGCCGTGGTGACGGAGAACTATACAACCTATCACGCAGTCGCCGGGCAACTGGCCGACCTGCAGGCCTGGGTTCGCGACGTGTGTGAGGTGAGCGGGCGTGGGTAGCGATCGCAAAGTGACGAAACTGTCGGAGTATACCGACGATACGCTATACGCGGACGTGCCGGGCGTGCTCGATGAGGCGGCGCGCGACTTTGCACCGGGCGGCGCGTGGGAAGACAGGGACAATATCTTCGTTTTCACGTTGCGTCGTGGGTCGGGGGCATTTGATGTCAGGCACAACAGTGCAGGTTTGACCTGCACGGATGTCATTTTGGCATGTCGTATTCTTGAGGCGCGGATGCTTCGCTACATGGGCGAATCGCTTGGGCCTGGAGATATCGAGATCGTGGACTAACGGTTGCTTCATGGACTACGAACAGCGAAAAGCCCGGGTCAAGGAACTCAAGCAGCAGATGCTGGAAACCCCCACGGGGCGAAAGCACCTGGCTGTGGCAGACGCGATCATGGCTGGGAAGACCAATGGCGAGGCTTACATGAGCCAGTATCCACGCACCCAGAATCTCGATACCGCCTGCGCCAGTTGCCACAATTTACTAAAAAATACTAAATACTGCGCCGGTGAGTACCTTGAGCACATGCGCTGGCTCGCCAATGCCTCAGCATGCGAAAAACTCGCTATAGATCAAGAGTTTGTGCTCGGAAATCTAAAGTCGATCAGCCAGCGTTGTATGCAGCGTGAGGCCGTTTTGACCAAGAAAGGCGAGCACGTGGTCATCGAGGACGAAAACGGGGATCTGGCTCACGCCTGGACCTTCAATGCCGCCGGCGCGCTGCGGGCGAATGAACTGCTCGGGAAAGAACTCGGGATGTTCAAGGATCGCGTCGAGCACGACGCCAGCGACCCGCTGCGCGACATTATGGAACGCATCGGGCGCTCCCGGGAGGGGGCCAGCCCGCTGCCCAGCGGTGAATAGTGCGTGTCAGCCCTGCCCAGTGGACTCAACCATGACCCGGAATCGCCCCAGGTCACTGATGCGCTGTTGCAGGAGGTCGAGGCCCATCTGCACGACTGGCACTGGCGGATCAATAATTTATACCGGATCACCGACAAGCGCGGGGTCGAAGTCCAGTTCCAGCTGAACGCCGCGCAGCAGCGATTCTTCGAGGATATGTGGTACCGCAACCTGATCCTCAAGGCCCGGCAGCTGGGCTTCACCACGTTCATGCTGATCTTCATGCTGGACGCGGCCCTGTTCACCCCGAATACCCGGTGCGGCCTGATCGCGCACACCCAGCTCGATGCGAAACGCCTGTTTCGGGACAAGCTGCGGTACGCCTACGACCGGCTGCCGGAATGGCTCAGGCAAAGGTGCCCGGCGCGGAACGATAGCGCCGGCGAACTGGTTTTCGACAACGGGTCCAGCGTCACTGTCGGTACCAGCTACCGCGGCGGTACCTTGCGCTACCTGCACGTCTCCGAATTCGGGAAGATTTGCCGGCAGTACCCGCACAAGGCCACGGAAATCGTCACCGGTGCGTTCGAGTCCGTCGGCCTGGATTGCGTCATCACGATCGAGAGCACGGCCGAAGGCCGGCAGGGCCACTTCTACGAGTACGCCCAGCAGGCCGAGCGCGATCACCTGGCCGGTGTTCAGCTGACGCGCCTGGATCAGAAATTCTTCTTCTATCCGTGGTACGACGATCCGGCCTATACCGTCTCGGAGGATGAGGGGCGCGATGTCGTGATCCCCAGGCGGCTGATCGACTATTTCGTCGACCTCCGCAAGAAGCACGGGATCAAGCTCAGCAAGGGCCAGATGCTGTGGTACACGCTCAAGGAAAAGTCCTTGGGCGGACACATCAAGCAGGAATACCCGACCACCCCGGCTGAGGCATTCTGGCAGTCACTCGAAGGCTCCTACTACAAGGAGCAGTTCGATGCCATCTTCGAGCAGAAGCGCATTTGCCGGGTGCCGCACCAGCCAGGCGTGCTGGTGCATACCATCTGGGACCTGGGCGTCAATGACGCCAATGCAATCTGGTTTGTCCAGCGATCGGGCCGTGAGTGGCACCTGATCGACTACTACGAGAATAACGATGTTGGCGTGGATCACTACGCCAAGGTGCTGCATAAGAAGCACACCGAGCTTGGTTACGAGTACGGTCTGCACGTCGGCCCGCATGATCTGGAGGTCCGGGAATGGGGCAACGACGGCAAGACCCGGCGCCAGGCTGCGAGAGACGCCGGCATCCACTTCTTGCCGGAGCCGGCAAAGATGGGGCTGGTCGATGGCATCGAGGCCGCCAGGACCATCCTGCCGCGATGCTACTTCGATGAGGAACGCACCGCGGACGGTACGGCGCACCTGCAGGCGTATCGCAAGGAATGGGATGACAAGCGCGGTATGTGGAAAGACAAGCCGTTTCACGGCCCGGAGAGTAACGGTGCCGACTCGTTCCGCTACTTTGCCGTCAACGCCTCGATCATAGATCAGTTTATGCACAACACCAGTAAACCGGCGATGCAAAAGCCGGCAGGCCCGGGAGGCTACTACGCATGAAGCAGAAACGACACTTCGATGCTACAGCTATTTTCAAGGTGCTGGTCGAGGCGGTGGCGGTATTCCGTGGGCCCCAGGAGTACAAGCATCCGCAGGCCAACTTCATGGGCTGTTACGTGGGGCCGTGCACCAACGCGGAGGGAACCAAGCGCAAGCGGATGAGCCGCAATTTCGCGTTCGTCTCCAGGCATGGCCATGAAGTCATCATGGAGATTGACTTCGCCCTGGCCGCGCGCAACCCCGAGCTCTATTTCACCAACCTGATGGAGCATCTGGATCGGGCCATGCGACAGGTCAACGCGGGCGGCACGATCTTCCTGCCGGCCAAATCTGCCGTGATGAGTAAAGCGGTGCGGCAGGCCTCCAATGACGCGATGAGGGCATAGATCATGCAGCTTGTGGCAGTGCAAACCCCGGCCCAGGTCACGGAGCGGATCGAGGCCGAGAAAGCGCGGCGGATCGCCAATGGTCGGGTACAGTACCAGCAGCCGGAAATCGTGGATGCCCTGGCCAACAAGGTGCGCGGCGACTGGCAGATCGCCAAGAGCACGAAGCAGGTCGTCACGCAGCGGCTGGTGGACTGCCTCGAGCGCCGCAGCGGGGAGTACTCCGCACAGAAACGCCAGGAGATTGCCCAGACGCAGGGCAGCGGTATCTACATGCAGCTGACAGCGGCCAAGTGCCGCGCGGCGAAAGCCTACCTGTCGGACCTCTACACACCTTCTGGCGACCGGCCTTTCACGATTAAGCCAACGCCGATCCCCGAACTGCCGCCTCAAATCCAGCAGAAGCTGATGGCCGAGGCCATGGCGGTGCTGAATCAGTCGCAGATCGAACCGGCCGCGGTCGCACAGATCCTCGAAAAGCACAAAGAGCGGTTGATCGGCGAACTGATGCACCAGGCAGAGAAGCGGGCGGAGAAGATGGCCGACCATGTCGAGGATATGCTGGTCGAGGGCAAGTTCCGCACGGAGTTCGACGCCTTCCTCGATGATCTGGTGACGTACCCGGCGGCGATTATAAAGGGTCCTGTCTTTGCCAATCGGGCCAAGATCAAGTGGGTTGAAGTCCAGGGTCAGTACGCGCCCCAGCGCTCACATGAGATCGTGCCGGAGGTTCGTCGGGTGTCGCCGTTCGACTCCTATCCAAGTCCTGGCGCGCGAGCGGAGCTCGGCGGACATTGGCACATCGAGCACCGCCGCTTTACCTTTTCCGAGCTGGCATCTATGCGGGGCGCGCCAGGCTACAACACGCTCGCGATCACCAGAGCGCTGCATGAATATCGCCAGGGCGGGCTGCATGAGTGGATCTGGTCGGAGGAAGAGCACCGCCGTCTGTCGGGCCAGAACAGCGTCTACGGTCGGCGGGAGACAATCGATGCACTGGAGTGGACCGGCACGATGTCCGGCCAGATGCTGGTCGACTGGGGCATGAACCCGCAGTCAGTCCCTGATCTGGTCAACGAGTACCCGGTGTCCGTTATCGTGGTCGGGAACTTTGCGATCCGTGCGCTGGTGAACCCCGATCCGGCGGGCAAGCCCGACTACTTCAAGGCGTGCTGGGAGAATGTACCGGGCTCATGGTGGGGCCGCGGCCTGCCGGAGATCATGGCCGACTGCCAGGATATGTGTAACGGCGTGGCCAGGGCGCTGGCCAACAACCTGGGCCTGGCGAGCGGTCCGCAGGTCTGGGTGAACAACGCCTACGCGGAGGATGGCGCAGACTACCAGACCATCTATCCCTGGAAAATATGGTATTTCCGCACGCCGACCACGAACAGCGGGCAGCAGCAGAAGCCGATGGACTTCTTTCAGCCAAACAGCCACGCCAGCGAGCTGATGGAGGTCTACGAGCGGTTTGCGAAGTACGCCGATGAGGTCACGGGCATGCCGGCTTTCGCCTACGGATCGGACAGCGGTGCCGGCGCGGCCAAGACCGCATCCGGCCTGTCGATGCTGCTCAATGCTTCGAGCAAGACCATCAAGTCGGTTGTGCACAATATCGATATCCACGTCATCGAGCCGCTGGTCGAGAAGTTCTACAACCACGTGATGATGACCCACCCGGACAACAGTATCAAAGGGGATGCTGTCGCGAAGGCCCGCGGTTCCGAGTCGCTGATCCACAAGGAAGCCGCACAGGCCCGGGCCCAGGAACTGCTAGGCATTCTGAGCAACCCCGTGGATCAGCAGATCATTGGCCTTGACGGCCGCCTCGAGTTGCTGAAGGAAGTGCTGAATACCGGGGATATGCCGGTAGAGCGCATCCTGCCATCGCTCGAAGAGCTGGCGGCGAGGCTGCAACCGGCTCCCCCGGAAGCTGGCCCTGGCGATAAATCCGAGCAGCAGCCCCAGGCGGCCGCGGCATGAGATTGACGAATCACGGCGACACGCGCGAACAGTGTCGGCTGGTTAGCGCCATTCAGCGGATCAAGATCGATCAGCTTGACGCCTACGAAAAGCTGCGCGCCGCGTTAACTCGCGAGCTCCAGCTGATCAACCGACATCTGCGCGAACTGGAAGGCCCCGAACTCCACAGGGCTCAAGGTCGTGCGGTGTTTCTCGATGATCTGTGCGATCTACTCGACCAGAGCGAGCATAAGCATGCACAGCTTCGGGAAAAACTCGAACGCGAGCGGAATACCAGTAGCTAGGCTCCGCACGCGCTCACCCACCTGACCCGCCACCCGGCGGGTTTTTTGTTTGCGAATACCAAGAATCCGGCTCCCGGCGGGGAATACCGGACGGACTGGCTCGCCAAGGAGAAAAATGAAATGACTGGCATACACAGCGCCGCCTCTCGAAGGCAGGCGGAAGCAAGCGTTGATGCGATGATCGCGGCGCAGACAGGAAATACCGATGAGCCCGGCCAGGCTCCGGCTTCCGATCCCGCACCGGCAGAATCACCGGACAATGCACTGGCAACACCGGATGCGCCACCGCAGGCGACCCCGGCTGCCGGAGAAGTTCCCACTGACACACCCTCGCCCGGCGAAACGCCGCCTGGCGAACCTGTAGATTGGAAGGCCCGCGCCGAAGCATCCGAGGCGCGCTTCGCGGTACTCAAAGGCAAGTACGACACCGAAGTTCCCGCGCTTCACGCCGAGGTCAAAGAGCTCAAGAAACAGCTGGCGCATGGCGCCCCCAGTGCCGAACTCGAGTCGCTTCGGGCTGAGGTAGCAGCGCTTCGAGCCGGACAGACCACCGCAGAAACTCCTTCCCCCGACACCCCGCCACCCGCCAGCGCGCCGGACCTCCAAAGTCTGCGCGATCAGTACGGCGATGACTGGGTTGACGGCCTGATCGGTGTTGTTCGCTCAGAGCTGAGCACCGTACAGGAAAGGATGGCCAACCAGCAGCCGCAGGGGCTCTCGTTCAGCGACAAGCTGGATGTGTCGCTCAGCAGCGCTGGCATCGATCTGCAGACCATGAACCGCGACAAGGGGTTTCTCTACTGGCTGGCTCAGTACGACTCGCCAGAGTCACTGAATACCAGGCAGGAGCTTCTGAACGCGGCTGTGAACGACGGGAATGTGAATGCGGCCGCCGACTTCTTCCGGCGCTACGTCAGTCTTGGCTCCGGCTCCCCCGCCGGCGCGCCCAACCCCATGCAGGAACACGCCCAGGTACCCGACGGCGGGGCAGGGGACTCTCCCCCGGCCCAGCAGGTCAGTCTCGAACAGGCCTTTCAGGAGTACATCGCGGGCAGTGATGCCTACACCCGGGGGAAGATCAGCGCTGCCGAGTTGGAGGAACTGGAAAGAAGGTATTACGCCCTCCAGGCTCCCCAACAGTAGCCGAAATCGGCTCAGGGAACGCCTGGCTGGCGTCTTTTTGAGGATCCAGTCAAATGGCAAAGTTTCCCGTATCAGGGGTACCGTCTCTCGCTTCGGACAGTACCTCGAAGTTTATCCCGGCCATCTGGTCGACGAAGCTGGTCACGAAGTTCTACGATTCCACCGTATTCACGGAGATCGCGAACACTGACTACGAGGGCGAGATCAAGGCCCATGGTGACGAAGTCATCATCCGCACTGTCCCGTCCATCACCATCAACAACTACCAGAAGGGTGGCGGTCTCAACTACGAGGACCCGGAATCCCCGAACGTCACGCTGACGATCGACCAGGGCAAGTATTTTGCCTTCAACTGCTGGGACATCGACAAGCACCAGTCGGACATCGATCTGATGAACAAATGGTCTGAAGATGCCTCCGAGCAGATGAAGATCGCTATCGATACCGACATCCTGGCGGCGATCGGTGCCAGTGCGCACGCGGACAACTCGGGGGATTCCGCTGGCCGTATCTCTGGCGATATTGACCTGGGTGAGGCTGCTGCCGGCGTCGGTACCAACGCCGTACAGCTGACCAAGGCCAACATCCTTGATCATCTGGTCGACTGGGGTACGGTGCTCGACGAACAGTCGGTGCCGGAGTCCAATCGTTGGGTGGTTCTGCCGGCCAAAGCCTGCGGTCTCATCAAGAAGTCTGACCTTCGCGATGCGTCCATCGCCGGTGATGGCACCAGCATCCTGCGCAACGGTCGCCTGGGGATGATCGATCGGTTCACGATCTATCGCTCCAACAACCTGAACGTCAACAACACGGAGATCGATATCCTCTTCGGACATCCCTCCGCGCTGACGTTCGCCGCGCAGATCACGGAAATGGAGACCATCAAGAACCCCGATGACTTTGGTGATCTGGTTCGCGGTCTGGAGGTCTACGGCTTCGAGGTCATCAAGCCGGAAGCCCTGGGCCACGTGGTAGCCAAGTACTAGGTCTCGGCCTAGTTCACTGAGTATGGCCGGCCAGCTGGTCGGCCATGCTTTCGAACTTCGATTCAATTCACCGGGAGAGATCAATATGCCCCCCAGGAAAGCACCGGATAAATCCGGGTCACAGTCCCCACCCAACAACGAGGCGGGGGAAACACAACAGGTCGCGCAGCAGGAGGCCGCAGCCGAAGCGGAGCAGGGCGAAGAACCGTCGAATGCGGAGGATGCTGTGCTGCGTGAGCTCGGCTTGTCCGCCGAGGGGGCGAGTGCCGAAATGGACGCGCCGCCCGCCGAGGCAGTCGTCACCGATGCCGCCCCCGCGGACAACCACGGCAATCGCCGCAAGGCCGCCAACGCTCGCAAGCGGGCGCAGCAGGAGGCCAAGCGTAAGGCAAAGGCGGATGCCGAGGCCGCGCGCGAGCGTGACCATGGCGTGGTGCAGGGCAGCATCCAGAACGCGGACATTCCGCTGGACGCGGACGGCAATCCGCTGTGGTATCACAGCCGCAAATCCGGTCGTGTCGTCGCAGCGAACCCCGTGCTGAATCGTCCGGATATCCGCCGGCGCGAACAGCTGGTGCCCTGCAATGCGCCCGAGCGGCTGCGCGTGCAGGCCTCCGGCGACGAGTAACACCTGGCGGGCTTGGCCCGCCATCAATTCTAGGAGTCTGGTATGCCGACCGTACTAGCCCACGATGTCGTTGAGCGCGCCAATGACGTGCTCAATGACGTGCTCTCGGCGCGGTGGGGAGATGACACCCTGCTCAATTACCTCAACGAGGCGCAGTATGCCGTCGTTGCCGCCAGGCCAGACGCCAACGCGGTTAATGCGACGATGGGCTGCTTGCCGAGTGCCAAGCAGGTACTTCCCGCCGGCGGACTGCGCCTGATCGAGGTAATGTCCAATACCGATACGGGTAAGCCGGTCACGCTGATCGATGTCGACCTGCTTAACGAACAGGTGCCCGAGTGGCGCAAGGTTGATCCGCCTGTGCGGGCGATCGACCACTACGTCTATGACGATCGGGACCCCAAGACCTTCTACGTCTACCCGACCCCGGAGCAGGGGCACCAGATCGATCTGGTGTATGCCGCCGTACCAGAGCGTGTCGCAGGCCTGGGCGACACCATCACGGTGGATGACATCTACTTCAACCCGCTGGTCGATCACATGCTGTGGCGAGCATTCTCGCGCGACACAGCCAACCCTGCCGGCGCTTCCCAGGCATCCATTCACTGGCAAGCCTTTGCGACCGCGCTGGGTCTCAAAGTGAAGGCTGACGCCGCAATGAGTCCGAACAATGGCTGATCTAGCTGACCTTACTCCCCGTGTTACCCGGTACGTCCGGAACTGCCCGTCACTCATGGTGCACCAGGCTCTCAGCGATGCCGCCCGCGAGTTCTGCCAGCGGACGCGCACATACACAATCGAGCATCCCCTGACGCTGAGCCAGAACAGCTACGAGTATGCCATCGCGTTGCCTGATCTTGATTGGTATGAAATCAAGTGGGCCAAGATTGATGGCAAACCGCTCGATCCAGGGCGGCTGGACGGCCCCGTTAACTGGGCCGATCGCACCGATAGGCCGCTGCAGTACGCGAGCATTGATGGCGAGTCCATTCGTTTCTGGCCGCGGCCGGATCAGCAATATACCGTGCAGATCAAACTGGCCGTGTCTCCGCAGCTGGGCAAGACAGCTTTGCCGGCAGGGCTGTACAACCGTTATGGCCAGGAGATTGCCCGGGGCGCGGCCGCTGATCTGCTCGAGATGGAAGGGTACCCCTGGTACAACCCGAACATGGCCCCGAGGCACCGCACCGCGTTTGCCTCAGCCATCCAACAGGCGGTAGCTGACCGGGACCGCAATCTCACCAGTGCCAGCCCCAGCGTGCGGATGCGACCGATCGCATGAAGATCGAGATCACGCATTTCCGCGGCGAAATGCCCATGCTGGCAAGCCATCGCCTCCCGCCCGAATATGCGGAATACGCATACAACTGTCGATACGAGGGCGGCGACTTACAGCCGCGCTATGGCATGGCGCAGGACGTGGCCGGTTCCGCCCAGCTGCGCACTGGCGGCGATGTGAAGTCCATCTTCCCCTACGGCGATGGTGCATTCTGGTTCAGTTGGCTGAACGAAGTGGATGCGGTGAACAGCCCCATCGCCGACGATCCGTATGACCGCGTTTACTACACCGGTGAAGCGGACGGCATCGTGCGGCTGACCAGCAACTTGATTGCCACAGGGTCCAGTCCCTACCCGGCCGCCTTTCATTTTCTGGGCGTGCCGGCGCCAGCGAGCGCGCCCACCCCGACAGTGAACTATGGGCTCGATGACGAGGACCCGGCCACCGATGAAAGTCGCGCCTACGTGATGACCTATGTCACCGAGTACGGCGAAGAGGGTCCGCCCAGCGCTGCCTCGAGCATCGTGACGCTCAATGACCCTTCGGTCGACACCGTCTCCCTCTCCCTGCCGATCCTCAATCCGAACTATCACAACGTCACGCATAAGCGCATCTATCGCACGCAAACCAGCGGTGGAGATACCAGCTTCTACTTTGTCGCCGAAGTGCCCCTGGCAACGGCTACCTATCTGGATGGCCTTGAGGCCGACCAGCTGGGTGATGTCATCTCTACAGAGGAGTACGTCGGCCCGCCGGTTGGTATGAAGGGCCTGTGCGCGGGTAGTAACGGCATGCTGGCCGGCTACTACAAGAACGAGTTCATTGTTTGTGAGCCCTACCTGCCATACGCCTGGCCGCTGCGGTACCGACGTTCCCTCAACTACGATATCCGGGCCATCATGCCGATCTCTACAGGTTTCGTGATCGGCACCAGCGGGCACCCCTACGTGATGTCCGGGGTACACCCTGATGCGTTGTCTGATCGCAAGCTCGAGCTGAATCAGGCCTGCATGGGCTGGCGCTCGATGGTTGATATGGGCGATTACGTGATCTACGCAAGCCCGGATGGGCTGGTGGGTGTGTCCGAGACACAGGCGCAGTTGCTGACCAAGGACATTATCGATCGCAGGACCTGGCAGGCCGAGTTCGCCCCGGCGCTGATCCGGGGGTGCCGGTACGAGGATAAGTACCTGGGGTACGGCAACGGGACCCCATTTATCTACGATCTGACGAACAACGCGATCACCCGGATCGGGCTCGATGACATCACTGCTGCGCACAACGACTTGCTGACGGATACTCTTTGGCTCGTCGATGACGATCGGAACTTGTATACGTTCGATTCCGATGCGCAGAATTTGCCGCCTTACACCTGGCGATCGAAAGAGTTCCAGACCCCTGATACCACCTTCGCGGTGCTCAAAGTCTGGACCACCCAGCCCGATCTGGTCGGGGTGAAGATCACTGCTGATGGCTACACAGTATTCGAGCGATCGAGCTTGCCCCAGGAGGCCATGAAGATACCTCCAGCGCGGGGCACTCGTTGGCAGGTCGAGCTTACTGGCGTCGGTGTGGTGCAGCGCGTGGCGCTGGCCCAGAGCATGTCAGAGGTAGGCTGATGGCGAGCCGTACCCGCAAGAAAAACCGCTGGCGCGCTATTCCCACGATTGCCGGCGCATCGCCGGATGTGCAGGCGATCCGCGAGGTCATCGAGGTGATGACAGGGGCGCGGGGTGATGAGCTGAACCGGGTTTTGACCTATGGCGACCTGCTGGATGCCGATATCTTGCAGTTGATCGACGGCGGCATCAGTGTCCGCCCGCCAGGCGATCCGACGATTCCGCCAATCACCCCGCCCCCTTCGGGCACGCCAACGGTTGAAAGGCCTACTCAGCCGACCGGCTTTGACGCCACAGGTACCTTTTCCGCGGTCAATCTGTACTGGGACCAGGCACCATACTACGGCCATGCCTACACCGAAGTGTGGCGATCGCAGACGGATGAGTTTGGTACCGCAGTCCTGATTGCCACTGTCACGGGCCGGTTTTTCTCAGACCCGGTGAATCCCGGCCAGGTGTTTTACTACTGGGTGCGATTCGTCAACGTGAGTGGCCAGAAGGGCCCGCTGCACGCCCTGGGCGGCTTCTACGCAGAAACCGCCACGCCAGTCACTGAGATCATCCAGTCCATGCAGGACTTGCTGCAGCCGGATGACCTGGCGCAATCGTTACAGGATGATATTCAGGTCGGCCTGGCGGTCGAGACCTTCCTCGAGGCGAACTGGAGCATCGAGAGCGCCATCGACAACGGCGGGAATGTCCGCGTAACAGGCATGAAGCTGATCAATGGCCAGGGCGATCTGTCCAAGATCATCTTCAACACCGATGTCTTTGCAGTGGCCCCGCCGTTTGACCCGCAATCCGACGAGGAAGGCGAGGCGATCTTCGTGATCGGGCCATACACCCACCCGATTACACAACAAACCACCAACAAGGTGATCATCACCAGCGCGGCGATCGGCGACCTCACCGTGGGTGAGGCCGCGATTCAAGAGCTCCGCGCGGACAAGATCACGGTCGGCGGCATCCCCGGCAACCCATCCAGTATCGCCGAAGTTATTATCGGCTCCGGGCACATCGACGACGCCATGATCGGCAACTACATCCAGAGTTCTGACTGGAACCCGACGAACAAGACGGGCTGGAAGCTCGGTCGCGGCGGCGTTGAGGGCACGACATTCGAGGCCTTTGGTGCGGCATTCAAGCTCTACGACAGTGGTGGCAACGTCATTATCGACGCTGGCGGCAATTCTTACGCAGCAGCGATCGCCAATATCAATCAGGACTGGTACGACGTGCAGAACCAGCCCTTTCCGCTCACCAACAGCCCTGGGCCGAGCAATATCGGCACCTACATCGCCAATGCGGCCGTGGGCACGCTATTGCTGGGCAACGACATTCTCGTTGTACCCACTCTGGATGAGGGCGGCAGCGGGAATGTCGGGCCAGGCCAGCAGATGGACTTGTGCACCATCAGCATCACCGTACCCAATGTCGGCCAGGGGCTCACGCAGTCCACGGTGATGATCACGTGGTATCTGGCCATTGTCGGGTCGAATAGTAATGATCCCAACATGACATTGCGCCTGTACCGCGGTGCACAGCTGTGGAGCCAGGACACCGAGGGGCGTGACGATTTTCTCAGTGGCGTCTGGATGGACACTCGTCCTCCTGGGACGTGGACCTACGTGCTCCGGCTGGACAGGACTTCCGCCAACGAGGGCACGATACAGGTGCTCAGTAGCGCGATGGTCGCCGCGCTGGTCAAGAAGTAGTGAAGCGTTACGTCGTCTACAACACGTCGAGCGGCGCCGTTATACGCATGGCGACCGGTCCCGATGATATGCCCGTTCCCACGCCCCCGGCCGGCCACGCCGTCACCGCAACTACCGACTTTGATACGCCGCTCAAAAGCCTCTGGTACAACACCGTCACGGAAGAACTGGAAGCCAGGCCGGTGATGAGCCTGGTGTTCGATCCCGTCGGGAAGGAGGCGGACGCGGATGGCATAGACGAGATCGTAGTGACCGGTATACCCAACCCAACGTGGGTTGTAGCCGCGCTGCCTGACGGATATGTGGTCGAGACTGTCGAGGACGGGCAGATCGAAATTTCGTGCACGGTGGCAGGCAAGGGCTACATCCATTTTATCAATAACACCCACCAGTGGGTCATGGCGGAGGAAGTTGAGTTCGTATGACAAGAATCAAGGCTTCCAGAGATCCCGAACATGAGCAGTTTGCACACACAGCTGCGCGCTCCGCCCTGATCAAGGCCAGCGATGCGGAGATCGATCGCTACATCGACAACAACATCAACTCCCTGGCTGAGGCAAAGGCCTACCTCAAGCAGATCACCAAGATCACGCGCGATACGGCCCGCTATGTCCGTCGGATTCGCAGACAGTAATGCATAAGCAATCAGGAGACGTATCGATGAACGAGGGCGATCATAGCCTGGTTCAATGGATGATGAACGGCCTCTTTATCATCCTGACGGGCCTTGGAAGTTTCGTGCTGCGCAATGTGCATCAGCGATTGAACGAAACTGAGGGTCAGGCGGAGCGAAATACCCGACGAATCATCGCGCTGGAAAAAACATCGCTCGATGAGGGCAGAATTCGGCAGATCATGGCCGAGCATACCGCGCCAATCAATGACACCCACCGGCAGATCGTCGACAAGCTCGAAGGCCTGAGCACTCAGATCGGCGACCTGCGCGTCGACCTTGCAAGCCACCTGGGGCCGGAGTCAGGGCGAAAAAAGTGATTATTCGCCCCGCCAAAGATGCGGATGACCTGGCCTCCTTCATCGATATCGTCGCCTCGATGCACCATGAGAGCAACTTCCGCGGTATGACATTCTCCCCGGAATTTTCCGCCAATCGTGTCGCCGGAATGATGGCGTCCGACGATTACCTTGTGCTGGTGGCCGAGGACGCGGGTCGCATCGTGGGTGGCCTGCTCGCCTGCATTGGCCCCAGTGACTTCGGGCCTGATCTCATGGCGCACGATCGAGGCGTATTTATTTATCCCGAACGGCGAGGCGGCTTTGCCGCTGTGCACCTGATCCGGGCCTACGTGGAGTGGGCGCAAAGCCGAGGCGCGAAGAGGATCAGCTTTGATGTGAAGGCGGGCATACGGCCAAAGCGTACAGCCCGGTTGCTCGAGTGGCTGGGGTTCCAGTCTGTTGGAACCTGTCATGTATACGGAGGTTAGTCATGTGTGGCGGTGGTAGCCCGGAGATCAAGGAAACACCCGAGCAGAAGGAGCTTGCACGGATCGCGATGGAGCGCTGGCGTTCCTACGAGGAAATGTACCTGCCAGCTGAAAAAATGTACTTCGACTATGTCGACAACATGGACAGCGCGGGCAGACAGCAGTTTGCGCGTGGGGCGGCCAGTGCTGGGGTTGAGAGCGCCTTTGGAGAGGCCGTGCAGGCCGACGCAGCCCGCCTTGCGACGCAAGGGCAGGGCGTTGACCCCTCGTCTGGTCGCTTCCAGACCGCATTGCAGGACCGGAGCGTCGAAAAGGCCGCGGTGCGTGCCGATGTCGCCTCCCGTGCCGACCAGGCGCTGCAGGACGCCAAGATTGCGGGGAAACAGAACATCGTGGCGATGGGCAATAACCAGGCGGGGCAGGCAGTCGCTGGTCTGACGGATGTTGCTCAGGCGGCAGGCCAGGAGGCGCGCGGCGAGGCGATTGCTGATCTCAACTCCGACCTGAGTAACCAGGCCGCGGCCGGGATGGCGGTTGGTGCCGGCTATGGCGCATACCAGAATCTGGAGGATCGAGCGGTATGAGCGCGAACGACACCTATTTGCAGAACCTGAGCCCCACGGACCAGATGATGCTGTCGCGTTTCGGCCAGGGCGGCGAAACGGCGGTGCCGGAGGGGTTCAGCGGCGGACCTTATGACATCCCGTATATCAACCCCCGCGACAAGAAGTATGCCAGCAAGACCAGGGCGGCAATGTCGCGCGCGGCCTGGGAGGATTATCAGGCTCGATTCCAGCCCGTAGAAGCGGAATTGCTGGATATGGTGCAGAACCCGGAGGCAATGCTCGAGGAACGGCTTGGTGCGATTCGCATCGGCACTGACCGGGCGTTCGCCAACTCTGCGGCCGCACTGGAGCGCCAGGAGGGTCGCTATGGTGTCGCGGCCGACCCGCAGCAGCACTACGCCCGGGCGGTCGACCAGCAACGCGCCCAGACCACCGCCCAGATCAACGCCGAGAACAACACCCGCGCGCACATCACCGATCGCAATATGGCGGTCCTGGGCGGTGGCACCGGCACCCGGCAGGCCATACAGGAGGTATAGCGATGTACTCATTGATCAATCAGGGGCGAGGCCAGCGAGCGCAGGCTGAGGCGATTATGTCCAATCTCGCGCGGCAGGAAGCGCAGCGCAACTACACGCAGGAGCAGTTGGACGCGCGCGAGGATGCTGCGCAGTCGCAGAGCATGGGTGCTTTGGCCGGTATGGGGCTGGGCGAGGATGTGCGCCGTTGGCGCAACTTGCCGGATACCGCTATCCCCCAGCAATCGAATGTCGGCGCGACCGGACAGGAAATCATCACCAACGAGGCGATCAGCAGCGAAGTACTCGGCCAGGGTCCTGGCACCGCAGATGCTTTTCTGTCGAACGAGGCCGCGATCAGCGCGGTAGCGGAAGGCGGTGGAGCCAACCTGGGCACGGCCGGCGCCCCGATCCTCGAGGCGGCGGCGGTGGAGGGGGCGGCAACGGGCGCAGCTACCGGCGCAGCTACCGGCGCAGCTACCGGGGCGGCTACCGGGGCGGCTACCGGGGCGGCTACCGGGGCGGCTACCGGGGCGGCTACCGGGGCGGCCGCGGGGACTGGAGCCGCAGCTGGTGGTGCATCCGGAGCAGCAACAGGCGCGCAGGCCGGCGCGGCGTGGGGGCCATGGGGGGCTCTCGCAGGCCTCGCCGTGGGCTATCTCGTCCCGAAACTCTTCTAGGAGTCCAGTATGCAGGCTATCAACTTTGGTTCCGGCGTCATGGCCGGCTACAACACGGTCGATCGTTCCTTCCAGCGTGAGCGCGCCCTGGACCTCGATGAGGCACGATTGGCAGAGGCCAGTAAACGCAGTGACCAGCGTGACGATCTCGCCCGGGAACGCCTGGCCATCGATCAGCAGCGCCTGGACAATCAAGCCGGCTACCAGCAGGAAAGCCTCGCGATTCAGCGCGACAACGCGGCAAACCAGCAGGACTACCGTCAGTTTCAGATGGACCGCACGCAGCGTGCCGAGCAGATGGCGATGCTTCAGCAGCGCGCCAAAGCTCACTTCCAGAATGTGCTCAGTGGTGGCGCATACGACCGCGAGACGGATGAGCAGGCTGTCGCCATGGGTATGCCGCACCTGTCAGTCCAGTACTGGCTGAATGACCAGAACGTGCGCGACAACCTGGCATTGCGGCCCATGCTGGTGAACGCAGGGAAAGGTGATTTCTCGGACCTCAAAACCGAAGAAGGTATGGCCCTGCTTCACAACGTCTACCGGGACCAGATCGAGCAGGGTATTGGCGAAGTGTCCGCCACGAACGGCAAGCAGATCGCGAGCAAGCAGCTGATCAGCCTCGATGCGGCCCCTCGCGGACAAGGCGTTACCGCCAGCGTGAGGGTTCAGTACGCCGATGGCAGTAGCGACGTGAAGCCGGTAACGCTCAATCGCAGCAGCGCCGGGGATGACCCCGTGTCTATCTACTCCGTAGAAGAGATGCTGGACGATGTGCAAGGCCGTGTGCGGCTGGCCGAAATCTTTCAGCAGGAGGATGTGCGCAAGTCCCTGTCCTCTGCGCTGGGTACCTTTGGCGGGGCCGATGATGCAGATTCTGATTTGCCGGCAGAAGCGAAGCTGATCAAGTTCTACATGAAAATGGGCATGAGCCAGGACGAGGCCATCGCCCATGCCAAGGAAGGTAAGAACTCGCCCGAGAAAATGATCTCTGATATGGCCGAGGCGATCCTGGACGCTGATATGAGCGGTAAGACGACGCTGCAGGATGCCTTGCGCCAGGCCAAGGCGGCCGCGGCGAGTGAGCTGGGAATTTCCGTGGGTGGCGGTGCGCCGGCTGATGATGGCTGGACTCCCGAAATGGAGAAGGCCTACCGGGTCATGCGCGAAAACCCGAACAACCGGAAGTACGGCGACGATGACCTGAAAGCCGCCATTACGCAACGGATGGGCGGTCAGTAGCATGCCTGTAGATATCAACGCGATAGATTTCAGCGGCACCGACATCGGGCAAGAAGCCCCTGCGGGTCCCGATTTCTCAGGGACCGGTCTTGAGGATGTCGACTTCTCTGGCACGGAGCTCGAGCAGGAGTTGCCCGAGCGCAGTGCTTTGCGTGCGGCGGGCGACCTCGGTGCCAGCTTCGGCGTGGGTGCCAATATGCTGCTCGAAACAGCCGGCAATCTCTATGGCCTGGCGTCCGGTGATATGGAGAACTGGGCGACCATGCAGGGCGAGAGCGGTCGTGAGTTCTGGCAGGACCTCAAGTCTGAGCGCCTGGTAGCCAAAGAGCAGGCCAGGCAAGCCAGGATCGATCAGGCCAACGGAGAGTGGTCGAAGGCGGGTGTGGCGTTTTGGGACACCGTGTCCGATCCGGACCTGCTGACCTCGTTCCTATTTGAGCAGGTGCCGATGATGCTGCCGATCGCCGGTGTGGGGCGCGTAGGTGCAGCGGGCGCGAAGGCCTTGGGTGGCGGCGCCAAGGCCGCTGCCAGGGTGGGTGCTGGTGCCGGCATGGGTACCGCCGCGGCTATGCAGGGCTCGGATGCGGGATCGCAGGCCTACGATCAGCTGATGGCGCTGCCCGACGAACTGTGGAAGGAGCATCCGGCGTATCAGGCCTTGCTTGCCGACAAGGTCGACCCGGAGGTAGCGAAGCATACAGTGGCGATGGAGTTGTCCCGTGATGCCGCGATCGTGTCTGGCTTGGTGTCGCTGGGAACGATGGCATTGCTGCCAGGCGGTGCGTATATAGAGTCTCGCTTGGGCGGTGGGAAGGCCGCGGCCAATGCAACCGGCAGTTTTTGGAAGCGCCTGGGCAAAAACACCGTTGGTGAGGCTTTGCAGGAGGGGGCCGAAGAGGCCGCCGGGGCTGCGTCTGCGAACTATTTCACCCGGCTGGTCAACCCCGCACAATCCGTCACGGAGGGCACCGGGCAGTCATTTGGCCTCGGTGCGGCCATGGGCGGGCCGATCAGCGCGGTAGGGACTACCGCGGAAGCTGGCATCGAGCGCCTGACGAACAGGCGACAGCCTGAGTCAGATGATGATGTCGCCATCGATCTGGACGATACGCTCGACGATGACCTGCCAATGCTCGAGGACTACGAGCGGCAGGCGCCCGATCCCAACGTCACGGAGACACCCCTCGCGCCCGGAGAAGCCATCGATCCCGCCACTGGCGAAATACTCAAGGCCGACGAGGTATCTGACATACAGGCCGCTCAGCCGATCAGCCAGGCGCTGGAACAAGGGCAGACCATTGATCTGACCGGCGAGCAGGACGCTTCTGTTGGCTACCCATCCGAAGAATTGCCACCCCTGGAGGCCTACGCGGGCGATCCTGAGTCGCTGCAAGATGGGCCGCAAGCGCCGCCGGTGCCATCCCCGCAGCAAAGCCTCGAACTCAATGCGCCTGAGTCGCCGGCAGAGGTGGTGCCGGGTGAGCAGGACGCGGAGCCGGCCCAGGACCTTGGTGCGCCAGAAATTCCCGGTGCTGAGCCTGTGAGCCAGGATAATGCGACTGCGCCGCCCCAAGAAGCCGGCATGCCGCTCGAACGTGTTGAGCAGGAGCAGAGGTCCGACATCGATGCCGCGGCCCAGGAGGCAGCCACCAGCCCCACGAATGACCGCCCCGAGCCGACTGAGGCGCAGATCGAGGCCGGTAACTACAAGAAGGGGCACATCGAGGTCGGGGCGAGCGGCAAGCCAGGCGGGGCGCGCAGCGCCGGCCTCAAGGTCACGATCGAGAATCCACGGGGATCTGTGCGCTCTGGTAAGGACCGTGACGGGAACGAATGGTCCGTCGAGATGCGGGACCACTACGGCTACATCAAGCGTACAGAGGGCGCGGACGGCGATCACGTCGACGTTTTCGTGGGGCCGCACGAAAAGAGCAGGGCGGTGTTCGTGATCGATCAGATCGATCAGGAAACGGGTCAGTTTGATGAACACAAGGTCATGCTGGGCTTTCACAGTCGGGATGAAGCGGTCGCAGCCTACCTGGCAAACTACACTGATGGGTGGAAGGTCGGGCCGGTGAGCCCGATGGGATTCCGATCATTTCAGCAGTGGCTCAAGGATGGGGATACCAGCAAGCCTTTCAATCCCGATCTCAGGGCGCAAGCCGAGCAGACCGCACAGAATGCCCCGGCCAGTGATGCCCCGGCTACCCGCGAAGACCTTGAGGCCGCTGTTGCTCGCCTGCAATCGCTGCGCGCGCTGCTCGACACGAAGGACCCTGCGCTATCGAAGCGTATGATCGGAGAGGTCGAAACGCTACTCGAAGGTATGCAGGGCTCCCTGGATGCCAGCGAAGGCCTGGGCCAGCTCCCCCCTGCCGCAACCATCGCCAGAAAGCTCAGCAAACTTGAGCGGACAGCAGCCGGCTGGAGGACTCGCGAGGAAGCAGCGGCCATGCAGGCAGAAATTGCCGCCCGCCAGGCCGAAAAGGAAGAGCGCCTGCAAATTGAAGGCGATATGGCCAAGCCATTCAAGCAGCTGGGCGACATCCCTGGCATCTATCCCGACGAGCGCCACTGGAGCAGGCTCGAGGATCGCGACATCGACTGGTCGCCGGCGATAGAGAAGGCCGAGTCTGCTCGTCAAGCTCTCAATGAGATTGGCGTTTACGACAGCGAGCAAAGCCACAAGGCAAATGGCAAGAACGTCACCAGCATGGGCAGTATCGCAGGTACGATACAGCGCCTGGCCATGGATATCGATGGCTACATCCGCGGCGACAAGCGCTCTGACCCCATGAACCGCCTGAGCCGGATTGTCAGCAATTCCAAAGAACTGGGCGTCGACGCGACCGGCATTCTGTCCAATGAGGACATGGCGCGTGCTGCGAAGTTCCTGGGCAGGCCGTCGATGGAGCCGGAATCAGGGCAGATGACACTCGACTCGCAACTAGAAGCGGGAGCCCAGGAACAGGTGAGGGTGGGAGTCGAGAAGCTGGAGCAGAATGCTAGCGGTGTCCGGCCGGCTGCTCTCGGTACCGAGCAGGCGCCGGAGGCAGGCGAGGCGCTGGGTGCGCCGGAAGAGCATGACGGGGCACGGGTGTTTGTGCAGGAGCGTGAAGAGCACGGACCTGGCAAGGCTAGCCCGGACGCGATTTCATACGTTCAGTCTTCACCAGACGGAACGACAGCGCTAGAAATTTCTGTGCGACCCAGCGGCAAGCGTTGGCACCAACTGTATCTATCGCTTGGCAATGGCCAGTTTGTACAGAAGTCGATCGGGTCGAAGTTGCCGGAAAGTATTTCGCAGCTGGTGCCGGAACTGCGCCAGAAGGAAGAGCAGCGGCGGCTCAGGGAAGATGCGAGTAACGCCAAACTTGCCGAAGAGAAAAAGAAAGAGCGGGCGATCGCTGCGAAGCACGGATTCATTGAAGGTGCCGAATTAGGGGTCATAGTTCCGAACACAGGGAAGCAGCTGCGTGGAGCGCGGATAGTTAAAGATCATGGTGACGGAACTTTCGATGTTGAAGGTACCGCGGGCGCAAAGCGAGCTCGCATTACAAAGCTATCCGCAACACGGATTGCTCGGGCAGTTGAGCGCTATAAGGCTGAATCTTCCAATCCTGATGAATCTAGAGAGGACCAGCAAGAGTCAGGCAGCTTGGAAAGTTTTGGCGAGAAACTGGGCGGTTCTCGAGCTGATCGAGCGCAGTGGCAGATGGCCCAGGCGATCGCGGAGATGGACGACAAAGAGATCGCCAGTCAACCGCTGAGCAAGCTCTGGCCCAAAGATAGCCTCGATAAGATCGAGGACAAGTTTGTAGCGGCCTTTGCGACAGCTGCAAGGGCCGAGATTCCTGCCAAACCTCGGAAATCTTACAAACTTCACGGTTGGGTGGAGAAAGTGAAAGTGCTGGCTGGTGCAGTAGCGGCGCTGGAGGGAAAATCCGAACTGCATGATCCCAACGTGATGCGCGACCGCCTGCTCGACCTGCTGGATAAGGCCCGTGGCCTGGATGGATTCAAGTCCAAGGTTCAGCTGATGATGGAAGTGGATCGAGAGCACTGGGGCCGTATCAAAACTTTTCGATACTATCCGAATTCCTACCGCTTCGAATATGACGCGGAAACGGATCAGCGCAACAAGGTGCTCCATCCGCATGCGGTACTCCGTACCGTGGACGGTGGCCACTCGGAGTACGACGGCGCTGAGTGGCGAGATCATTTGCCTGCTATCAGGAAGCTGCTGGGCAAGGATTCGCAAAAGCCTGCCCGGGCGACCCGGTTAAAATTTCATGTGCGCGGGACCGTAAAGCGTGGCTACCACCTGTACAAAGATGGTGACACCGAGTATCGCGAAGTGGCCGGGCCCTTCGAAACGCCGGAAGAGGCGTTCACCTACCGCGAAGAACAGCATGACAAACTGGCCGACGCCTGGGAGCAGATCAAGGCCAAGGACAATGTCAGCCGGAAGGAGCTGCGCAGGAAGGAAAATCGCCCCCGGACAGGGCAGGACTGGCGGAAGGGTAAAGATGTCACTCCGGAGCAGTTTCAGGAGTCCTTCGGGTTTCGCGGTACAGAATTTGGCAACTGGGTAACGCAGGGTAAAGGAGCCAGGGATCGGCAGGGGATGCTGAACCAGGCCTTCGACGCGCTCATGGACCTGGCGGCGATCCTCGATGTGCCGAGCCGTGCCATGTCTCTGGAAGGGCAGTTGGGCATTGCATTTGGCTCCCGAGGGCATGGATGGGCCTCCGCGCACTTTGAGCCTGGCAATCTCGTTATCAATCTCACGAAAACCCGGGGCGCTGGAGCGCTCGCGCACGAATGGTTCCACGCGCTGGACAACTATTTCCAGCGAAAGCGCGGCATTGGCAAGAGCCGTGAGGGCATGTACATCACCTATCGCCCCGAGCCATTGATGCGGCACAAGAGCAAAGACCGGATGATGCCGCTCACGCGCGGGGAGCTGTCGCGACGCTTCCAGCGCGCCCAGGAGGCTGGTCGGACCTCTGAAGCGAGTGCCTATGACCCTCAAAACTGGGAGCCAGATCCCAGCCACCCTGAAGGGGTGCGGCCGGAAGTGGAGGTCGCGTTTGCTGACCTGGTAGAAAAACTGCGCGAGTCCCCGATGATCAAGCGCGCTGAAGCTATTGATAAGGGCAAGGCGGACGGGTATTGGTCGCGAATCATTGAGGTCGCGGCTCGATCATTCGAAAGCTACATCATCTACAAGATGGGTCTGGAGGGGTTTGAGAACGACTTCCTGGCGAACGTGGTCAGCTGGGATGGCTGGCAGAACGCAGGGAAGAACGACGAGCGTTATCCCTATATTCGATCCGATGAGATCGCGCCGATTGAGCAGGCCTTCGACCGACTATTTCGGGTGATCGAGGCCAGGCAAGAGGCAGAAAATGTCGTCTTGTACTCGAAATCAGCTATACTGGCGGCCGAATCCAGCCCGACCGGCATGCCGGTCCAGCGAGTCGAGAGTGAGACGCAGAACTTCCTTGCCCGGTATATTGGAGCGTCAGCAGGGCTACACGTGCGGGTACATCGCACTCAGGAAGAGGCCTTCGGGCCAGACTCCCGACGAGAAGTCGGGCGAATCAAGGCAGGATTCACCCCCAGCGAGAATACCCTCCATATCGTCGCCGAGCACGTCGAGGATCGGTCTGATCTGCTCGCTACGCTACGCCATGAAATCTTTGTCCACAAGGGCTTGGGCTTTCTGTCACCGCGGCAGCAGCGGGAACTCTTCGAAGTCATAGCGCGAGAAGCGCCCAACAGTAGTTCCCTGGCGCCTCTGTGGGCTTCTGTACAGAAAAACTATGCGAACGAGCCGTGGCAGGTGCAGGCCGAGGAACTGCTCGCACTTGTGGCCGAGGGCCGCTACAGCAGCTTCGATCGTGCCTGGGGGAAAATACTCAACTTTATCCGCAGATTGCTGGCTAAGTTTGGCTTGATCAAGGAGTCCATTGAGCGCAGCGACCTGATGCAGGTCGTCTATGCCATGGGTGATGCCTTTCGCGAGGGTCGAGTCGCGAAACAGCGGCGCGAAGATCAGTTTCTGCAGGCTGTGTATCACGGGACGCCGCATGAGTGGGAGGGACATCAGCCATCCTTGGAGCGTGTAGGCACCGGTGAGGGTGCGCAGGCGTTCGGTTGGGGGTTGTACTTCGCTGGGCATCGCGGTGTTGCTGAGTATTATCGAGATGAAATCACGCAGAAGCATGAGCGATTTGAGGTCCAGATAAGCAATGCTTTGAGATCAGCCGGGCTGATCGAGGGCGTTAAGGATAATGCGCATCTGGGTTATGTTGTCGTCGAGATTTTGCAGCGGCATGAGGATGGACAAACGCTGCTGGAGGCAGCACAGAATTTTTATGGCGATAGCAAGCAGTTGCTGAATCAGCAGCCCGATAGTGCGATCTACTTGTCTCAAGTGGCGGAGGCCGAAAAGATTCTCCGCCTGATCAATGACGGGTTCGCGCTACGCGAGCCTTCGGGGGGGCGGCTGTATGAGGCGGAAATTCCAGAAGATAGTGATCTGTTGGATTGGGATCTGGTAGTACCTGAGCAGCCGCAGCGCGTGCGTCAGGCTATTGATCAGTTGGAAGAATATTTCAACAGCGAATTTCCCGATGTATTAGACGACTACCTCGATCGGCTGGGGCGCGAGTGGGTAGAGTTGACTGGTTCTGAAGTATACAAAATTGTTGAGCGCGCCGGACTTGATGACATTTTGCCAACCCTGGATGTGGAGTATCAGCGAGCTTTGCGAACTGATGAGCGCGCATCACTGTACTTGGGCAGTCTCGGAGTTCCTGGCCTGCGTTACCGCGATCAGTTTAGCCGTGGAGTGGCAGATGTCACGGGCGTGACATACGACGGTGTAAAGGACCAGCTCGCTGCACGCTGGGAGGACCAGAATGCTAAGGCCTTTATTGCCTGGGCGATCCGCCAGGACGGAGGCTACCTGCAACACGGATACAGCAGGAACGCACAGATAGGCCACGTCATTGGCTATGCGCGCCGGCAGTTCCCCGATATCACATTGGAGCAGGAGGATCAGCTGTTCGATGTGATGGAATCCTATGACCCCAGCAAGGTTCATGTGAAGCGCGGAACGCACAATTATGTGATCTGGGACGAGGCCGTGATCGATGTGCAGGCCGTTAACGATCAGGCGGTCGAGCGGCAGCGCAAGACGCTATTCTCGGCTCGCTCCGAGGTCGCCGACCTGTTCCGGCGAGCATTACAGAAGGTTGTTCGAGATGGCGATCGCCCCGCAAAGGCGCTGGAACTGGGTGACACACCTGCCGTGCTGCGCGCTGTTGGTGCGGTGGATGGACCCCTGACGATCCCTGCGCGTGTCGTACACAAAGCAACGTCTGGCAAGCATTCTGTGCCGCTGTCAGTTGTCGAGCAGCTGCCCGAATTGATGGCTGACCCAGCCCTGGTGATGCGCTCCGCGTCGCGGCCGGGCGATTCCATGGTGGTGTTTGTGAGTGCCGAAGATTCCGCTGGCGACCCTGTGGTCGTGGCGGTTCGGGTCGGGCAGCGCGACTCTGATCGCAAGCTCGTTGTGAACAGCATCCGCAGTATCTACGGGAAAGAAAATGTGGGGGTGGTCCGATCTTGGGTGCGTCAGGGGCTGACGCTGTACTACCACACAAAGAAAAGCCTTGAGCTACCACGGCTGAACGGGCTGAAGTTGCCGACACGCCGTGGAGAAGTTCAAGGCCAGGTGAGTCAAGAGCTCCCACGGCGTGCCGGGGTCCAATTCCCCGGGCGCGATGGACGAGCCCCAGACTCAGTCGAAAGGGTATTGACAGAGCGGGATATTGTCAAGAAGCCCCCTAAGACGTTGTTTAGTAAGACATCTCGCCCCGCGAAGCAGAGCAAACCGAAGGAAAAACCGAAAACTCGGCAGCAACGAGATGAGGAATACCGGCAGCGCATGGACAACTACACCGATGCCCAGCGGGCGGTGTTGGCGGCCGCGCTCGAGGCGGACGGGGCGAAGAGCAGCCGCAGCATGCGTGAATGGATCAGGGAGCACCTGTCCGACAAGGGCGCAGCCTACTACAGCACCACTCTGGCGCTGGTGCCACGGCAGTACTTCCCAGACTTTGCCCCGCAGGGTGTTACATCGGTAGCGGCTTACGTCCACGATGCCAACTCCATGGACGCCAGGCGCAACGAACTGCAGGGCAAGCATGCGGAGTTTGCGCGCCGGTGGGAGAAATGGGCGAAGAAGAATCCGGTCATGCAAAGGAAGCTGGCCGACCTGATGCACCAGGCGACGATCGCCGGCGTCGATCCCGCCGAGGATTACAAGCCTCTGATCACTCCGGAAGAGGCCGCCCAGCAGTTGCGTGTGCAGGATCAGCGGATGCGGGATGCACCTGGCAGTGCCAAGCAGCCCATGCTGGCCAAAAAGCGTCAGATCAAGATGAAGCTGTCCCAGGAGAACAAGCGCAAAGCGGCGGCTCCGGCGCTACAGCGGAAGTGGGACGCGCTGCCAGAGGAAGCGAAGGCAATCTACATCCAGGCCCGGGATGACTATACCGCCCAGCGGGCGTTGATCTTCAAGGCCCTCGAGGACCGCATCGAGCGCTCTGAGGCGGAAGAGGGGCCCAAGGGCGACCTGATGGCGTTGCTCCGCCTGGAATTCGAGTCACAGATGGTGGAGGGCCCGTATTTCCCCCTCAAGCTGTTGATTTGCACCGAAAATTGA